CACAAAGAAAATCTTCCTCCAGAAAAGCAACTTTGATGTTGGTAAAGTACTTACATGATGCTCCTCTCATTCCGCCTCCAGTTTTTATACTTTGGGGGCAGTCCATACAGCGACTAGATTGCACGTTGTCAGCGGCTACCGAATCATCTGGGAAGTCACAATTAAAAGACCAACACGTTAGAGTATTGTCTTTATAATAGTTTCTCGATAACTTGCCGCTGTCTGCGATAACAACTTCTACAGAGCGTACAAGGTCATGGGTTTTAGGCTGTAAGAAACAACCTTCCCTTGTTCTAAGTTTGTTCATACTTTGCGAGGCTTAAGTACAGTTATAGAGTACTTGCGGTTTATCTGTAACCCCGGAGGAGCTACTTCAGGGTTAGACTCTAGAAACTCTTTCATAGCTAAAGAAGATATGCGTTTTTCTAACAGATGGAGTGCGTCATTATCTTTAAGAAATCGGTGCATTTTTTCCCAATCGCTAGGCCAGTAAGTCGTGTGCACCCTACGTGAAATAGTACCTGCGGACGTTCTTAGGCTATCCAAATTCTGTTCTTCGCAGAGCTTGAGCATTTTCTCATTGATCTTATTTTGCTGTGCTTTTATTTCTTTTATTTCTTCTTCTTTATCTCTTATGGCGTTGCGCATCTTAATGTAGATGTCGGTTAATTGATCGGCTGTTTGTTTCATAGCTCCTCCTTTTTGTAGGGAGGAGTAGTCTATCAACCTCTTTTACAATGTCAAGTACTTAATTCTTGATTATACAAATCAATTATCTTGTTGTGGTGAGTTACTTTAGTTCTAAGCATAGTGTACAGGCGTGTCTCAACTTCGCTGCCCCGTATGTGAACAATAGTCATGGGATTGTGTTGGCCCGGTCTATCAATCCGTGCATTGGCTTGTAAGTAAGTCTCTACGCTAGTAACAGGAGCGTACCAAATAATAGTGTTAGCTGCGGTTAAGGTTAAACCGTGAGATGCCGCTTGCGGCTGTATGATAAGCACTTGTATTGCATCTGTTTCTTGGAAATTTTTTACTAGATGGCTGCGTTTATTTACAGAAACTTTGCCTGATATTATCTCGCAGGATATTTGACTCTTAGTTAAAAAGTCTTTTAGCAATTCTATGGTATGAGTAAAGGGCACGAAGATAAGAACTTTGTGGGACGCTTCGTCTATTACCTCTTTGATTACATTTAAACGATTGCTTACATCAAACTCTATAACTTCTTTCTCATCAGAATATACAGCGCCCCCGGAAATCTGTAGCAGTTTGTTTAAGTTAGTAGCGGCGTTAACAGAAGTAACTTGCTCTCCGTCAGCTTCCATCACCATGCGGTCTTTTAATTTTTTATAGTACGAAAATTGCTGTTTGGTTAGCGGCGCATCGCGCTCTACGTAAGTAACTGAAGGCAAGTCTAAGCATTGGTCTTTCTCAAATCTAATTGCAGGCTGCAACACTTCATGCACTATTCTGTCTGCGTCTGGTTTAGGACGCCACGTAAACTGAGACACTTTGTGCATTACCTTGTCTCTGAACTGGCCGTAGTATTTTGGTGCGTTCTTTCCGTTGACTAGCTTTGCCAAACCAAACGCATCTACTGGCGATTGTGCTGCTGGAGTACCGGTAAGCATCCAAAGCCACGGAGTGTTTGCAGCTATGTCTCGAAGAGTCTTCCACCGGTTTGTTTGCGCGTTCTTATACGCATTAGCCTCGTCTACTACAATCACATCGAAGCCACCGTTAATTATCTCATCTTTAACTACAGCCACTCCGTCGAAGTTTATAATGACAAACTCAGCACCGGCCTTAAGTATTTTTCTCCGCTGTTCAGAAGTTCCATGCGCTACAGAACAGCTACGGTGCATAGCAAACTTAAACAAATCCTCTTGCCACGCGGACTTCATAATAGACAAAGGGCATATAACTAAAACTCTTTTTACTTTGCTCTGCTGCATCAGGTAGTCTGCTGCCCATATTACAGAAGCAGTTTTACCGGTGCCCTGCTCATTAAAACAAAAAGCTTTCTTGTGCAAAGTTAAAAAAGAAGCAGTTTCTTTTTGGTGGTCGAACGGTTCATATCTACCTGTGTAAGAGTAATCCCGAACCATCGGGGACGGTACTTCTTTTACTTTTAACCCTGCAAGCACTTGAGCTTCGTGCAGCTTCCAAGGCACTGCTACTTTATAAACGCCATCCTTCTCGTTTAATATTTTGTAATTACTAATCTGCTCCGTAATTAGATGCGGACGTTTTGTTTTTAATACTAAGGCTTTGTTGTCTATTACTTTCACTGTTTATCTCTTTGCGTAAATATCATCTTGCGCTTTGTCAAGATAAGGAGTTATCTCACGGGCTAAGTCTTCCATGTCCATTGATTTGTTGATTAATGAATCAGCTTCGTCACCCTCGAACGAACCGACGTCAAATTTCTGCATGTCAGTAACGTTATTAAACTTCGGTGCTTTTACGTTGCATTGGTAACCGTTCCAAACAAACTTACGCTCTCCTCGTATATGCTCTCTCACTACAACCTCGCCGTTGGGAGTAAGCCGCGTATGTTCTTCTACAAAGTGTATTATTTTCTTCCTGTTTCCGCTTAGCGTAGTAGCGTATTCTCTGTCTTTGAAGTAGTGTTTTGTGTCTCTGGTGTCTACACAAAAATTCATACGCAAGTCGTTCTTTTTTGTTTGCACTGTCCACATTTTGTCGCGGTTGTTCCAGAAGTTAAAGCACGCGCAGAAAATACCCACGTGGGCTGTTTCTCTATCGACCTCTGAAATTAATGCCTCCTTCTCGGGAAACAAATTTGGATGCTGCCAAGTTTTCCGAGTGAAGTGTGTTTTTTTACCGGAAGCATTACCCGGTTTCTTTTTATGGGGTATTGTCACTGTGCTATCTGCCACCCAACGCAAGGTTTTTACCGCTCCGTTTGGGGCTATTGCTATATAAAAATACACCCAGAAGTTTTTCTCGTCGCCTTTCTCTCCAGTTGTTTTAGCACAGAGGGGTACGCTCAACCCTATTTTATAAACAACGTTTTTTGTAGGCTCTACATAATAAGGAACGGTCTCTAACTTTACGGCGTAGAAAAAATTAGGAAAAGCTTTATCCTCGCCAGTAGGAAAAAACATATTTGTGGCGACAAACATAATCCCCGGAAACTTTTCTGGTGTTTCTATTCGGTCTCTAAGAAGATCATCTACAGTCATCGGGTTAGGAGCTACAAAAACACCCAATTTTTTAAGCGCATTTGTGTTTACCTTGCTATCCCACGATCGCTTGCCTGTAGCACGGGACAACTCTTTAAAATTTTTGTCCAAGTTACTCAGGGTTTGTTTTATTGTTTTGCCCCGACCCTTGGTATATTTCTTACGACGCCTTACCGGAACTACAGCTTTGCTCTTACTAAAGTACTTAAAGACTTTCTGCACATAGTAATTAACTTTGGCTTTTATAGCCTTTGTCATAGCCTGCATAACTTATCCCCTTTGTTTACTTTTTCGCTCCCTTTTACTGGTCTCGGAAACTAAATTACCTTTAGAGTCTCGCTTGAAAGAACGGTTGCGGCTCGCAGTCTCTACTCTAGTACCGTCAGAGTTCTTACCGCCCTTGTCCATAGCCTTAACGTGGGCTACATCCTTACCGTCGCCTTTCTTAACTTTGCCTTCTCGCATAGCTTCACGCCTAGCTTTGTTGCGCTGTGCTCGCTTTTTCTTTTGCTCTTCCGAGCCTTGGTACTTGGCATACTCGGCTTTGTAGTCTCGTTTCTTAGTGGCCATGGTAGCCTCCTCTGTCAATGTAATGTTTTCTTGTAGCTTTCAAGGCTTGTAATCCCGGCTAAGCTGTTAGCAAATTCTAAAATTACTTTGTTGTTAGGCATAAAAAGTTCATCGGGTATTGGGCTACCACCCGCAACAAGCTCTGCTAATTCAAACTCAAGGTTTGGGTAGGTTTCGGCCCAATGTTCAAAAACATCTATCGCTAGTTGTTCGTCGCTGTAGTTGCCGTCTATGTAGACCGTTTCATCCACCGCCACCAGTATGATGTAATTACTGCTCATTATCTTTTCCTGTTATGCTCGCAGCTAGTAACCGGACAGAATGCACACAAAGGACCGTCTATTGCATTCCATACACCTGCTTCAGTAGCTGTTTCAATGCGTTCAAGTGCTTCATCAAACACGCTTATGTAAGACTTATACATGTCGGCGGTATGTTCTTTGGTTATAAAACCGTCGCAAACAACAAACGATAACGCAGACTTAATCTTTTTTACTTGGGGGTAGTTTATAAACACAGCCCCTGCGAGCAAGTCTAGTTGTTTAGTGTCCGCGTAGTTGGCGTTCTTGCTAGTTTTATAGTCTATGAGATAAGCTTTGTCTTCATTTATTATAAGTAAATCTGCTATACCTCTGTACCAAACATCGTT